TGATTTAGTACCATATCAAGTGTACCATTAGTAGCGAATCCAAGTGTGTTTGTACCACTTAAATACATTCCATTAGTAGGTATTGTGCTTGATGTAGGAATGAATGATGCAGCAGTAACACTTCTTGTAAAAGTGGCTGCTCCTGTTGAATGTTCAATAAATAATGCTTCAGTAGATGGATTACTTGCATCAGTACCAACTATAAAACTTGTTCTATTTGTATTTGAATAATTTGATGCTATTGTAAATCTACCAACACTTGCAGCAGTTCTTAAGTTTATAGCAGGTATATTTGCAGTAAGTATTAATCCAACATCCGATGTATTTGTATATGCTCCATTTAAAGTTAATGCATTACTTATTCTTGCAGTACCATTAACATCTAAACTAAAACCTGATAATGTACTAGTTCCTATGTTTAATACTCCTGCTAAATAATTAGCAGCAGTACCATTCATAAATAAATTCCAACGATTAGTTCCGCTTGGTATGTTACCAAAAAATCCATAGTTATTTGTTGCACCAACCAAAGTAGCTTCAACAGAAAAACCATATTGATTAACAACTGTACTACCTGCACCAAATGTACTTTGATTTGCTCTATAATGATATAATCCATTATTAGTAAAAGCAGCAGCAGCAGTATTAGCAAAAGTTTCATAATAAGATGCTCTACCTACAACACCACTTAATATTTGTCCATCACTATAATTTGCAATAGAGTTACCTGCACCTGTTACATTTAATGAGTTTCTAAATCCGTATTGCGTTAATGAACTATTCCCTAATCCTAAGTTATTTGTTACAAATGTATTAGAACCTAAAGTAATCAAAGAACCTGTATCTGTAATATTACTATTACCTATTGCACTTGTACCTGTGAACTTTGGTAAAGTGTTTGTTGTACCTGTACCTGTTACAGGGTTAGTTAAAGCGTTTTGCTTTGCGTTAAAAATTGACCAATCCGCACTTGATAATAAACCCCTATTTGTAGCCGAAGCCGTTGGTAAGTTAAAAGTATGCGTAGCAGTTGAACTTGATATGTTAAAGTCAGTTCCACTTGTGCCTGTTGCGAAATATTGTACTTGTGCAGTCAAACCATTTAAAGCAGTAAGACCTGTACTAAAAGTAGTTATAACTTCACACAAATGATTGTCTTCAGTATGTAAAGTGATTGTCCTTCCGCTATTATTTACATAAACTCTAATTGCTAATCTATCAGTTAAAGTTAATGAAGTAGCAGGTACTGCCAAAGCAGTAATATATAAATCAATCGCAGTTCCGTTAGTAATTCCTTCTGGTGAAGATGAACTACTTGCTATTAATGTAAAAGTTGTTCCATCATATTTATAAAGTTCAACATAGAAAGATGGAGTACCACCACCAGAATTTGCACTAAAATACATCTCAAAGTTCCAATTACCTGCTGGTATTGAAAGTAAAGATGGGTCTCCTGCATCGGTTATATAATTAGCTATGTAACCATTTGTCGCAATAGTAATATCTGTACCTGTACCAATAATAGGCACTTTGCTTAATTCTCTATATGCAACACCGCCTAAAGTACCTTGAGAAACACTTGAGTTAAAATAATAAGCAACTGAACTACCGCCACCGCCAGATGTTGGAAAATTAGCCAAAGTACCATCTCCCCTAATATATTGTGAAGCAATACCTGCTCCAGTTACTGATAGCGTTCCATTAGCCGTTAAAGGGCTATTAGCGACACTAAAAGCACTTGGCATAGATAATCCTACCGAAGTCAATCCTGTGTCTGTATCAGTCCCATTTACCCATTGAGTGCCATTGTACTTTAGAACTTGATTGTTTGTAGGTGAGGTTATAGTTACATCCCCTAATTGAGTTAAGGTGTAATCGCCTTCTTGAGCCACTACGTTACCTGTCCTACCGAATACAGAACTAACCATACTTGGCAAAGGATAAGCACCTGATGGAGCTTCAATTACAACTACTTCTTCAGTTACATTTATTTCTACTATGTCTTGATTTATGGTTATCTCTGTACTCATTATAATTTGGTTATGTCTTCGTAAACAATAAAGTTACCCCATATATAAGTTTTTTCGTTGCCATTAGGGAACAAAATAGCCATATCATAAACATAGCTTCCAGCAGCAATATCTACTTGTTTATTAAGTGTAATCTGATTGTTATTAACTCCACCCACAGTAATACCTCCACCTGCAGCTTCAGTTAAGGTTAACTCAGCAGTTGTACTATTAGGCTTCTTACGCACTTGAATCTCAACCTCAGCACCTACTAAACTAATAGGCACTTCATTTGCAGTCAATAAAAATACTTGACTCCAAGTATCATTTCTCCATATCTGTATATTGTAATTTGCTGGTTTAAAGTCAGCATTTGATTGAGAGCAAGACATTTTATATAATTTTTACAAATTTACTTAATTATTCGTTTCTATTAATTTAATCTTATTTTAACAAGTTCCATCTTCAGCCGATATTATACAATAAGTTGTATTATCTACATAAACACCATAAAAGACCATTGTATTATTCCCAACATTTGTATCTTGACAATATACTGTTGATGTGCTATCTGTAAATGTTATTCTTTGACCTGTTGACGATGCACCATAGTAAATAGTCATATCGTAATAATTAGGAATAGTTACACCTAAAGGTACTTTTAAAGTAGTTCCATTACCTGTTGTATTAGGTAATATACCACTCCAAACCTGCATTAAAGTCGCACCAATATATACATTTGCTATTTCAATATCCAAAGAGGAGTTGACAATTTCAATGTAAGTTGGTGTACCTGCATTAGCTGACATTATTATTCCTTGTTTTACTAACTTCATTATGGTTGAATATTACCGATTAAATACCATTCATTTGTATCTCTTTTGATTAAAGTAGCACCTGTGTATTGGTCGCCAATTCGTGTACTAAAATCTTTGCTTCTAAATGTTACACCACTTGCAGCTACTATTGTAGTATTACCTGCTCCGTATTGCATAACAGTAATCTCAGTTCCAATAGGAAAAGCAACGCTTGAATTAGTAGGTACTGTAACTGTATTAGCACTACCTACGTTCATTTCTACAATCTTACTTGCATCAGCTAATACTAAAGTATAACTTGATGTTTGAGTATTATAAACATTATAATTTGTCAATAAACCATTTATATTAGTTGCTCCAGTAATAGTTCCACCACTAAAAGGGAAATAAGTACTTGCAGCATTTGATATAGTCAAATAAGTACTTGCAGCAGATGATGTAGTTAAATAAGTGCTATTATCATAGCTTATTGAAGTACCTGAAGCCTTTACAAATCCTGTTCCATTTAATTGCGGTTGCCCACCTAAACCTGCTAAAGTTTGGTCTCCTGTGTTTGTTCCACTTGATGACCCACTAAAGTTTGCAGCACTTAAATTATTAGGAAATGATGTGTTACCTGAACTATCCAAAAGTGTAGCAGTTCTTGTAATTGAACTAAATACACCTGTATATTGTCTTACATAAATAGGCTCTGTACCATCATCTGCAGTTGCTATTTCTACATAACCTGCATTAGAACCTGTGCCACCAACTAAGATTCTAAATTGGTCATTGTCAGCCATATTACCCCTTACCAATTCAGCAGTATTTGTACCTGTAACTGTTCTACTTACCGCAGCCGCAGTACCACTTGAATTAATAAAACCATCAGGGTTTGTTGCATTATAAGGAGTAAATCCTAAAGCATTTTGTTTATTATTAAAGGTTGTCCAATCAGTAGAAGAAAGATATCCATTTTGACTACCTGAAGCTAAGTTAACAGTAAAAGTCAATGAGCCATTAACAGGCGCACCTGAACCAGTAATAACCAATACGCTTGTAGGAGATGAACTAACACTTCCTAAAGTATAAGATGGACCTTTGCCATCTAATTGTGTTTGTACGTTAGATGTTACACCGCTTAAATAGGCTAATTCAGTAGCTGTTGTTACATTAGCTACAACCTTACCACTTGAGTTAGAATTTAAAGCCTTTGATGTATCTAAATTGCTTGTAGCTATGGTAGATGCTCCACCAGTTATTGAAGCAACTGCTGCACTACTAAATACACCTAAAGTGCCATCTCCTTTTATATAGTCATTAGCAGTACCTGCACCAGCTATTGCTAAAGTACCTGCACCTGTAATTGGTGAACCTGTAATAGAAAAAGCAGCAGGAGCAGAAAGACCAACCGAAGTTACTGTCCCAGTTCCACCACCAGCTCTTTGCCAAATACTTCCTGAATAAATTACTGTGTTACCTACAACGAATACTATACCATTCCAAGTACCACCTGTACTAACTAAGTAATAATCCCCTGCCGTACCAACACCATCTACAATGTAAGGTGTATTGGTTGCAGCATTCCAAGTTCCCTTATATGAAGAACCTAAAGTTGGTAATTGAGCAGATGGTACTTTTCCATCAGCTCCTAAAGTAGCTACCCCATTTGCATCACCTAAAGGAACTGAAGTAACAACCCCAGCAGTTGCAGTTAATGCACCAGTTAATGTTCTTATTTTTGCTTCGCCAGTTACTTGAATTTGACTCATAATATTTTATTGAAATAATGCTCTAATATATTCCCCTGCTACCAAAACTCTACCAAAAGTCAATACCCCTGTCGCACTTACAAACTTAACATCATCACCTGTTGCAGTTCCTGTTGTTAAAATGTTTTGTGCATCCACACCACCTCTTGAAACGTAAAGACAAGAATAACCTATTGTGTCAGTAAATGTAATTGATGTTTCCCCTCCTATTGCCGTGTAACCTTTTGTCTTAACAGGGTTTGAACCTACTATAATAACTCCTTCTGGGTCAACAGTTGTTCCTGTTATTCCATATACTCCGCTACCTTGTAAACTTATATTATATGTAGCCACATCCTTTTGGGGTGCGTTTATTGCTAAACTTGATATATTACAAGTTCCGTTAATAATAACCAATCCATCAACTCCATTATCAACAACAAACTTAATCTCTATTGGCTCTCTTGCTAACTGCTTTTCAAGCATAAACAAGTATGAAAAGCCACTTAAAGTAATCAACCCATCACAGGTTACATTCCAAGTAGCCACATCGTTTTTATATTCTCTAAACCAAGCACTCGTTTGGCTTGTTACCTCTTTTTGGTCTACACTTACATCAAACGTACAATTTGTACTACACGCAAAAGCGACATCAACCTCTGGGTCAACATCTGTTCTATGCCAATAAAGCATTACGTTATTTCCTATTACTGCTGCCATATTACAAATTTAATCAATTATCCGTATGTTTCTAATATTTCACCTGCTCCGCTAATTTTAAATGCTTTAAACGATATATCTGTTGTCATTACTTTCCACCATAAGTTTGCACCATTAAAAGGAGTTATTAAAAGTTCATTTGTGTAATAAACATCCCCTACACTTGGAACTCCAATATCTTCTAAATAAACTAAATTACTTGTTAAAGGTGCTGCATAAGCTGCTTCTTTAGTTGTATAAGCCGTTGACCTTAAATGTCCATAACCAGATACTACATTTGAAAGGTTATTATTAGAATAAACAGTTCTTAAAGTTGTTTCAACATTTTCATTGTTTATATTTAATAAAGTAGCTTGTATAATATCATTTTGTAAGTCAATAGTTGAATTACCTAAAATGTATTTTTTATTACTAACATTTATTTGTGCTGGGTCTGTATCAGCAGAAGTTAAACGCATAGCACCGCTTAATCTTCCGTTTGTTGTATTCATACCCATAAATGAACTATCAATATTTATTACATTAGTATGTAAGCAATTTGAATATTGTTTGACTACTAATTCACTTAAACTTCTATATATATCTAAAGGATATTCAAATCTATACCACCCAATTAATGTTTCTCCAAGAGAATTACTTAAAAATCCTCTGTAAGAATAATTACCATCAACGTTAGGATTAAAACCTAATGGCAAATCTATATCTAAAACATATTCTTCTGTATCATTTACAAAACTCTCAGTTCTAAAGCCAATAAATGAAGGTATAATTTGAAGGTTGAATTTTTGTACCTCAACTCCAGCAACAGTAGATTTCCAATAAGGAGAACTATTATCAGCTAAAACTAACTCAAATGCAAATACACCATTATCTGGTGCTGGTGGAGTTTGTAATGTAAAATTAGCTTTTGCATTAGCAGCATCAAAAGGGTAATAATAATAATTACTTCCAATATTTGCCCATTCCTTTTTGTCATTTATATAGTATGTAAAAGATGGAGTTACTAATGTTACCTTTAAAATAAATAATCCATCTGGACCACTTGCTGGAACTCCAATACCACTTATATCAAAACTTATTTTTGCCGTTTCATTTATACCAAGTTTAGGTAAATTTATTGGGCTTACTCCTAAATCAAATGGCGCAGCTGAAACTGTGTTATTAAGAATAAATGAATTGTACTCTTTCTCTGGATAACTCTTGATAAATATAATACCACCTGTTTCCCTTCTTTCAACCCATCCAAAAGCATTACCCTCTGTTGGGCTTACTACTGTATAATTTTTTAAATCCCAGTTAGTTATGTAATTATTTGGGTATTCAATTTCTTTTTCTAATCTTATTTTATTATACCCTTTTCTTAATATTTTAAATTGACTATTTTCAACATAAAATAAATTACTTGTATTACCTGTATATCCTTGTATTTGTCCAGTTAATGACTTTGTTCCACTTGTAACAACTGTTCCACTTGTGTTATATTCTGTAAAATAATAACTTGATTGTGCAAATTGAGTTAAAGGTACAATATACCATTTGCCTTGTGCTTGAAATAAACGGCAACCAAAACCTTTGGCAATATCACTTATTACTTTTAAACAATTATAAGGTTCTTGATTATTATTTGTTATTGAAGCATAATTTTGATAAGATTGTATCAAAGGTTCGTTAAAAGTATTTACTGTTCTATTTAACATAGATGTTGCATACAAACTTATTCCACTTATTAAATTTAAACCAAACCCAATATTGCTTAATGAATTTTGTAAAAAAGCTAAACAAGTAATTCTATCAATTAAAGAATAATCAACAGGCAATTGATATGGTA